CGGTTAGGTAAGTTCAATACCTGCCAATACCTATCCAGTGTTGTTAGTCTACTTGGTTGTAGACTAACAGGTGGTAAATCGGTATTACCGAGACCACCGGGCACCCCAGAGTAAATCCGTGGGTCAATAGTGATATTGAACCAGGGTAATAACTCTGAGAGGACCGTACGAACCTTCTTGTCGAAGGTTGCGACCATACCGACAAGACTCTGGTAGTTACCCTGAGTCTGTTGGAGTAGTCGTCCTGTGGTGTCGTCCTTAGAACCGTAAAGGTTTCTATGGATAACACCCGCTTGGTCCACCAAGGAATCCAGGATCTTTTCGTTCCTGACTCCAAAGGCTTGCTGAGTGTTAAACTCAAGCTCCGCAAGGGTACTACCCTTGTAAGAGTATCCAAGTCCTAGAGGGGAAGAGCAGTGTTTGATTAAATCAAACACTGCCTTCTGTTTTCGGGAAAGTAAGATTCTAGATCGCTGTCCCAGCTGACGAGCAATATCAACAAAGTTGTTATTGCTAATCTCACGCCACTTGAACTGTGACGTGACTGATTTACGGGTAATAACTTTACCCGCAAATTCACAAATCTGATTTGAGCTAATGCTCTTATCAGGTGAGTGAGGACAGCCCCAATCTGCTAAGGTACGTAAATAGGCTTGATGTAAGTCATCCTTAAGGATAACCACATCATCACCAAGAACGAAGAAATCTTCGTTCCAGTGACAACCATTTAGGTACCAGAGCAACAAACCGTGGCTAGCTGTGAAAACAGCAAAGCTAGGATACAATCCTAGCGGTTGACCACGATTCCAACGGACAGCACCAATAGGTGATATCCAGTTGGACCTAGATATGGTCTCGAAGAGATCAATATCTGGGATGTTGCCGAACAAGGCACGCATGCAGACTGATTGAAATTCCAACGGAAAATAATCAGTAGCAGACGACAAGTCCACCGAATGGACTTGTAAGCCTCGTTCCAGATTGGCCTTGAGAACTGGTATAGGTTTAGACTGGTCATGGGTACAATCCCATGGGAGCTTATGACAAACAAAGTCATAAGTTGCTT